TGAATCGATACCACCAGCCATTCCGTCTGATACATATTCTAAAACCACTGAAGAAGATCCTAGTATATTACTAAAATTTATTACACCAGATTGTTTATTGATTGTGAAGGTAGGATTTGAGTTTGCAGTTTCTGTGTTCAACCCAAAACGAGCGCCTACAGCATAATCAAAATACCAGTTACCATCTACACACCAACCTTCAGAATTATTATAAGGACTGCTTGAGTTTAGATAGATACTTTTAGCTGTTGCGGACATCTGATTTAAATCTAATTCAGAGTCCTGTGGTCTTAATGCTTTTCCGTCTTGATCAAATAACACATTAGAGTCATTGTCTTGCAGGTAAGCTGCGGACCAGTTGGTTTGTATATTTTCTGATAAAGGATATAATGTACCATCTCTAAACTGAGAGATACGAACCCAATTCACGTAGTCTGGAGGTAAAACAAAACGCAATTGATTAGTGATGTCTAATTGAAGAATTTTAATCTCCTTCATAGCATCGTAATTCAACTCCTGTATACCTCTTTTTGCATGAAATAAAATCTGGTATCGTTCTATATTGTTAATAAGGTCATGGTTTCCCTGATACATTAACATAAAATTGTTAACTATATCCGCCAAAGAAAGAAATTGATATGATCCCCAATTCGCATCAGTTGGTGTAGTCCCTGAGTTTTGATAATATTCGTAATCTGTTTTATAAGCCATAATAAATATTGTTATTGGTTATCTTCTGCTATTGCTGCTTTTCCGAAATCATATACGGCCTGTTCTCTTATTTCTACTCCTATATATTGACAGATTTTAGCAATTAAAATTGGCTCATCTGATAATGGTAATTCAAAATCCTGATAATCAGCTTGAGTCGCATCAAATAAAGGTTCTCCTCCAAGTAATTGAGCGTATGTCCAACGCGGTGGATTAGGATACCTAACATATTGTGCGAAGATTGTCCCTGGAGTTGTTAGTGTTACAGGGTATACATTTACAGTATTCCCTAAAGAAGTATTATTTGCACTTCCTAATACGTAAGCAGGATATCCTGTAGATGGAGAAGTAAGGGGAGAAGAATTTAAATAAAAGATCTTATTCTGATTCACTCTTTCTACCTCAACTATACCAACGCTAGATACTATAGTGTATGTATTCCCTATTGTTCCAGCTGCACCAAATATATCGTCACTCAGAGTTAACTCTGTGTTACTTACAATAGCTATTACATAAGCACTTTGGCCCGCTGTAAGGCTACCAGAAGTTACCGATGACACTAACTGTCCTAAAATAGCTGTATTGCTCGTAAACGTTGCCGCAGCGTCTGTCAGAGTATTTGTCCCTGCTGCTGTGGTTGTTCCAGATAGAATTACCGTTGGGTAATAATTAATTTTATTTATTAAATAGTAATTGCTTGGTAATGAGAATAAGTTAACCCCATTATTTATCAAGGTTTGTGTAGCAGAAAAACTATCAATTACTTCCACTAAACCTTTTGCTATATCTGCATATCCAGAGCCTGATTGTCTTAGATTTTCTTTTATTAATTGATTATTATATTGATAAAAATAATCCTCAAACATATCCATTTGAGCTTGCTTTGCATATAGATTAAAATCAGCGGGAGAGATATATCCGTAGTTGTTTTTATTAGCTATAGCCAACACTGTATTTCTTACATCGTTAATAGGCATAATTTATTCTTTTTACAAAGATAGTAAAAAAAAAGAGGCTTACTTTTTTTGTAAACCTCCTCTTATAAATTATTCTTAAAACGTTCTACTGCCACACTTACGTATGCATACGGTAAAGTAACTACCGGTGCTGCGTTTGTATATGAAGAAGACATTAATGTTTGAAGATGTCCAACCAAGAAATTCTGAACTGCTACTGCTGACGCATCTGCGGCATGAGTAATAGTAATCACATCCGCAGCAGCAGCTCCATTATAAGAGAGTACTGTTGTAGTAGTGCTTGTTTGGTTGATAGCTTTGATTCTGTTCGCGTTAAGCAACACCTTGGTTGCTCCGTTCGTATAAATATTGAAGTATTTTGTCATGGTTTCTGGGTTTTAAGAAATAGTTACGTTAGAAATCACTAATGGAGAACCATCGGTAATATTAAGAAAAGATTCAGACCATTTACCTTGAGCCGCTTCAACAAGTTTATCTTGAATGTATGCGATCATTACAATTGCAGCGGAATCCGCAGCATGGGTAACGGTTACCACGTCAAGTGTTCCGTTATTCATTAAATAAACCTCGGTACTCGTCCATGGAGAACCAGGTGTGTTTACCCAAACAACATCTGTTGCAGGGATAACTAATTTGCCATTAGATGCTGTATCTACTTGGAGAAATTTTGCCATTTTATAAAAATTTTAATTAGTAAAAAAACTACCTATATGATAGTTACTGTCAACAAATATACAAAAAAAAAGCCACCATTTTCAGGCAGCTATTTTCTTAGTTAAGGGAAATATAATTACTTACTGTTTTTCAACTTATTATTTAAAAGCTTGTACACCTCTAAACCTTCATCTGATTGCAAGAAAGAACCTATAATGTAATACGGATCTTCTCCGTAAGGAATTGTAAGCATTTTCTTCTTGTTGTTGACAAGGTTATAGTACACATCTTTATTGTTGTTTCTATAAGCTAAGAATCCTGCCATCATAAACTGATGAATAGTATCCATTAACTCCAACATAGGATCATTTATGGTATTCATAAAATCCTCTGGCCTAGCTTTAGCGTACAAAAGAATATCTCTTTTTAATTCAGGAATAGTCATGTTATCCACACCATTACCCATTAAAACTCTAGATACAGAAGTTAACCTGTCTACGTCAGTTGTTATTCTTTTAGCCTCTATTTGAGCCTCTAATTCTTTCTCTACCCATTCCAGCTCTATAGCTGCATCTCGAGAGTTATTAATTTCTTCAAATACCATCCCATTGCTAGGGTGATAATGTAAAAATGATTGTAATGCTTGATTTTGTTTTTCAACGATCAACATTCCATCCTCAAACACAATTGGTTCTAGGATTGCATTTCCATCTTGCTCATCCTCGAAGGGAGACTTCTGATTTCTTGCATAACGAAGTGGGCGATTAATACCCTTGTTTTCGTCAAAATGTAATAAAGGAGATCTTTGTGAATGTCTTGATGATAGCATATATGAAAGTGGATGCTGTTCACCTGAAAGCCTATAAGCTTTGTTCTCGTACTTTTCTTTTTGTTTTGCCATTATAATATGATTTAATTTGATTTATATAAAAAAAAGAGGGGCGGGTTAGCACCCCTCCTTAGTAATTTACTGTCTATGCATCTTGAAATAAGAAGAAGTTGTTTGCACCTAAAGTACATACAGCTCTTTCAGAAAGGAAGTTAACTTCCATTGCATCAAGATCGTTAGTTCTTGCACCACCAGCAGAACCAGTAATCCAAGTTTTGTAACGTCTGTCTTCAGTTTCTGAAGCTCTATAACGAACATGTAAGAAAGGACGCTTAGCGTTCTTACCTAAGATTTGATCGTAAACTGTAGTTGAACCAGCAGGAACTAAAAGTCCGTTGATTTTTCCAGCTTCAAGACCACCCCTCATTGTAGGATCGTTTAAGTATTTCCAGTCAGACTTGTAGAAATCATAACCTCTACGGAATCCTGTGAAACCTAAGTTCAACGCCATATCCTTATCATTGTCAAAAAGACCATAAGATGTTCCACCCGCTCCATAAGAGTTTTGAGCAGCTAACATATCGTCGATATCGAATGAGAATTGTCTGTTAACAAAGATTACGTTTTCTTCAATAGCACCTTGCTTATCAAGTCTTTGAATCACTTGATCAAACTGAGCTAAAGTTGTTGGGTTTCCACCACCGAAAACATTTCCTCTATTTCCTACTACGTGGAAGATACCGTCAGAACCTGAAAGGTTTGCTGCACCTGCACCAACTCCTACACCTTGTAAGAAATCTGCTGCACCAGAAGCTGCTGCTGCTGGAACTGCTTCCACCATAGCTGTTTCTAAGTAATCTTCAAAACGAAGTCTTGTATCGTGTTCAGATTTCAAATACCATAGGTATCCAGTTGCACCGTTTTCACCTGTAACTTCAATCCATCCAATTTGAGCCATGTCAGAACCAGAAACAGAATATTTGTCCTTGATAATAATTGGCTTGTTGTCGAAGATAAAGTCATCAGACTCATTAGAACCTACCATTCCGTTAGTTCCTTTTGCGAACTCAGAACCATAGATAAAGATATCACAACTTGTATTTGCTACTACCGCTTGTCCACCTGCATCATAATACGCTACCGTAAAAGTCCCTGGCGCAGCTGGCGTCGGAGCTGTTTTGATAATCGCTTTATTTTGCAATGTAGATCCTGGCGTGTTGTCAGAAATCATTACAGTCTGTCCTACTCTAAGCGTAGCTAAAGTACCAGAATTGGCATTTAGTTGCGGGTTAAAGTTAGTAGGGTTGTTTGCTCCTACTCCTGGAGCTACTCCAATCCCTGGAATTGTCCAAATACCGTCAACTGCTGCTGCTGCTGATGCAGAAGTACAAGATTGGTATTTAGTGTGTAACCTTCCTTGCTCAGCCCATTTGATAAGGTCAGAGTTAGAAGGCATTTCAGCACCAACCATTCTTAAGAATGATGCTACTGATCTATTTCCATAACGTTCAAATTCTTTTTCGTAAGTATCAGGAAGATACTGATTCAAAAAATCAAAGTTAGTGATATAGTTTGTTGATAATGGAGTTTGTTGCGCACTTGGCTGCAAGTCAAATCCTGGTGTTAAATTTACTGCCATTTTGAATGTTTTAAATTAATTTTTTTTACTACTTCTAATTTTGAGTCCTCTACCATTTTCGTGTCTATCATTACTACTTACAGGGCGTATCTTCATTCCGTCTTTTGAAACAGATTGAGAAGCTGATCTAACATCCATATTAATGTTCTTAGACTTTCTAGAAACATCATCTACAGTATTAGCTACACCTTGGTCATAGAAATATTGAGCAAATTTATCAGGATTCATTGCCACTGACAATGCCTTGTGATAACCTACCGCGTCTGTTATTAAACCATCTTTATCCAAATATTTACCAATAAAATTGCCAACATTTGATTGAACGTTTTTCAACTCTTCCGCAGTACCAGGTTTAAAGGTGAATTTGTTATCAGACACATTGAAATCAAAACCTTTGAAATCACTGTTAAACACACTGTTTGTTTTGTCTACAAAAAACTCTTGCTTCTTCCTGTTTTGTTCTTCTACGCTTTTAGATTCCTCTATGTAACTCTTATAAGCATCAAGGCTTTTTTCCTGATCTTCGGATAATGCACCCCCACTTGACTCAAGAGGAATGTTGTACTTATCTTTCTCGTCATTTAAAAACTTCTTCGCCTTAGCGAGTTCGCGTTTTTTCGCTAACTGAACTTTCTTAATCTCTCTCGGTTCATCTAATTCCTCATCGAAACTAAACTTATCCTCAATTAGATCTTGAATGTCTATTTCGTCCAACCCATCTTCGGTTGACGCGTAATAGTTAGCAAGTACAACATCATCGTCCATTCCCTCAATATCCTTTTGCAAATTGTAAAAGTCACTGATTCCACGCCCGGTATCTTGTTTATACTTTAAATATGCAGATACGTCTTCTGGTAACTCAACGTTTGCCTCTTTTTCCGCAAACAATTCATCAATAGAATTTATATCTTTATCATACCTATTCTTTATATAAGAAAGAATGTCATCTTCCTTTAATTCCTGTGGTTCTTCTGCAAGTTCTTCAACTTCCTTTACCAATCCACTTATTTCCTCTCCTTCGTTTCCTTCGTTTCCATCAGTTAATGTATCTAATCCGTTTCTAAGATCTACGCGATCTACACCATCTTCTTTAGGTGATGGATCCGCAAACTTCTCTTCATGTTTTTTTAACATTTCTGTTTCAACTTCCACTCGAGACTTCTCTTCTTTAGTTACTTCTTTTACTTGAAATTCCATTTGATTTAATTTTTATAAAGTTAATACTATTTAATTTAATTATCTTGGGTTAAATTCAGATAGATCAAAACCATCTAAACTATCCTCATTAGACTCAAAAGAAATAGAAGGTAAATTACGTTTTCTCTGCTCAATCATTCTTGATTGATTAGAAGACTGTTTATTTAACCTGTTATTTTTCTCCTCTTCTCGGTTCTGTTCTCTAGTGTCCAATTGACTTTCCGTTACTCCTTGTAATTGCATTTGATAGTTAAACTCCACTTCCATTAACTTAGTTTTCAACTGAGCCTCCATTTGCATTTTCTGAATTTCCATCTGGCTTTGAGCCGTCATAGTCTCCATCTTAGCTGCGGATGTCGCTTGTGTTATTTGCATTTGCTGCATTGCTGCTGCCTCTTGAGCTTGCATTTGCTGTTGCGCTTGCATCTCTTGAGCTTGCATTTGCTGCGCCTGCTCTTTTTCTTCTTTCTGCTTACGCTTAAGTTTTAGTAACTGGTTAGCCATTTTTAGATTATTGATTTCTCGAATATCTATAGCGTCTTCTAAACTTATATTTTGCTGAGATAAAGCCATTTGAATATTCTGCTCAAGCATTGCTTTTTCTTCCTCATCAGGAGACATTTCAATAAAGATCCCGAAATCATATAGATATAGATCTTTTATGTCCTCAATAATTTGAAGATTATATTTACCAATCTGCATCGCAAATTCATCTTTGAAGTCTGCATACTCTAGTATGTCAGCCATTCTAATTGATAAACATTCCGCTAAACTTCGTGTCATATATAAGCTTGCTTGCAAAATATGTCTTGTTGCTGTATTTGAATTTAAAGCAGCTAACTTATTAATACCAACTAATGAATTAGGATCTGGCATACTACCATCACGCGCTTCATTTAGTCCAGTAACCGATCTAATCATATCTAAATAATGATTATAGTTACCAATTAGCATTTGCATTTTATTAGCTCCACTACTTGCAGTTAACTGGGTAATAGGAACCTTTGCATTATTGTACTCACCGTCTTGCGTATAGCTACGACCAACAACACTACCTGTTTGAAAATACAAACGTAATGCGTCTTCCGGAGTATATGCAGCACCAGTACCTAGATCCACTTCATTAAGCCCATCAGCATCAATAAAGACACCATCTGGAACTAAACGTGAAACTACTTGTTGAATTTTTAAGTGAGTCATTTGAATTAAATCCGCGAATGGGATCATTCTACGAACTAAAGACTCTACTGCTCCTTTGTACATTCGTGGAGCGCACGCAATATAATTTGGTCTAGCATACTGATTAGCGGACTTTGGACGAACCATATTCTCACTCAATTTCCATTGAAGAACAATATTAGTACCCATCACCATTATACCATCATACCATACATCTATTCTTTTTTCTACTCTTTTAAACTTCGCCTCCTCTTGCATTTCTGCTGTTGGATTAAACTCATCATCTTTCTCAACGGTCTTAAAAGTTCCGTCAGCCATTTCTTTTTTCTTATAAACAAAAGAATGTGTAGATTTATAGTTGAAGTATAGCAATGTTGCAGTGTCTCTACTAAACATACTATCATTGTAAGCTTGCGCTCCATCATAGTATTGCGCCCAGTCTTGACTGTACTTAGAAACCTCAAGTAGATCTGCATTTGTTAATGAAGGATCAATTTTAATCAACTCTCCAATTGGCACAGTTTTAATCTCTCCCCAATAAAAATTATCTTTAAAATATGGGTCTTCAGTATAACTGTATACCACATTAGCTGGATCCACATATTCAACCTGAACCCCAGTTCCTTGTAGAAACATGTGTTTACACATTCCTATTCCCAGAACCGTCTGATCATAGTCAACTCTTTTTCTTGTATCTGCATAATGGTTTTCATCCAACAAAGTATTAATCGCTACTTCTTCAGCGATCTCAATTGCTGGCTTGAATTTCATTTGCATGTATAACTCTAACTCTTCATCGTTTCCTGGAAGTTCCTCTTCTTTTACACTGAAGACAGGAATACCAAAATCCTTTTCAAGTTGTTGTAACAGCGGTGCAGCAACCATATCAGCCTGTACCATATCTTGAAACGTATTTCTTTTTTCAGCAGACATTGCATCTTGCGCATACGCTTTAATTTTAAAAAGTCTATCAGACATTCCGTTCACTACGATATCCACAAACTTTGGGATAATAGGAACTGGGGTCCAATCCAAATTTAAATGACTTAAGTCACCATTAATTGATATTTCGTCCTTATACTTAGCAATAGACTGTTCACCCCTTGCATATAGCCTTAATCGATTGAAGTCGGCCCATTGATTATAAAACCTACACGACCCGCTATCCTTACGAAACCATTCATATTGTATTGCCTGCCCAACCTGTAATCCAAACTCTATTGTGTCTTTAACTTTATCTGACGCGAATTGATCGGGAAAAGCAGCAGAGTTAACTTGTATTTTTACATCTTTCATTTATCTAAGTAATTGGCTAACAGAATCTGTATTATTATATCTAGCAAAGTTAATGCTTATTTTCGATTTTTCTTTAGTCGGGGTATATAGGTGTTTTTGATTAGCCATTATAGCTAACCCAGTACTTATAGACGCATCGAACTTGGTTCTATTGTTTATATCAAATTTCGCCCAATCCTCTAGAGTCCTATGAAAATGCATTACTCCCATATCATCTTGATCTCTATAAGATCCCTCCATATCTAACCCAACATGTTTTTCTATATATGATTCAATCGCAGAAGCATGAGATTGTTTTACATCCTCACTTGAATTTGGAATCCCACCTAATTCTCTTTCCGTTTTTGATAATTTATTAAAAGTCTTATCCGGTCTATTTATACTGTACCCTCTATAGCCTCTGTTTTTTAAATGATACAATAGCCTTGGTTTATTATTTTCACATAAAATAGGCATTCCA